AAACATCATCATATTTTCCTGTGTACTATTAGGAAACTTAATTGCATTTATAGATGTTCCTGGTTGACCACTTTGTCTTCTAAATATTTTACCAGGAAATATTTTCATATCTTGTCCAGGTACTAGTTGTGTTTCATCAACATCAAATACTAAGTTACCTGCTAATGCTAGATTATCAATAGCCATTCTTGCATGACCATTCATAATCTGTTGTGAGTCTTCCATATTCTCTGGTACACCTACGCCAAAGAATTGATAAGGATTTAATTCGTATGGGCAAACCATAAATGGTAATCTATTTGGTTCAAATGGATTCTCTACCATTCTTAAAATTTTACCACCACATATCCATGCGTTAACATTAATTACATCTTTATCACTTTCAATTCCACACTCTTCTGCCATTTCTCTTGAAACAACACCCCAGTACTCTAATACTTCATATCTATTTTTATAAATAGTTTCTACAGTTTCTCTATTGTATAAAGAAGATTCATATCCTCTAACTTGATAGTTAGGGCCTTCTTCTAAACACATATCAATAGCTGTCTCATCAAAGTAAGGCATTTTTCTTAAATCAGAAAACTGTTGTTTATTTAGTGAGTGTCTTTGAATTACATAATCACAATCGTTTATACTTGTAGCATTTGGGTCTGGATAAAAATCCCAACACGATACTGCTTCTACTTTAGGTACTGTCTTAATTTTTTTAACATGTATGTTAGTTAAATTACCTTCTTCATCTTCAGCTGTATCAAATGCATGGTATGTATGATCAAAACTAAATGGGCCTTTTAGTATACCTGTACCTAATAAACATTGTTCAAAGAACACATGTCTTAATACAGTTATCGCACTAGACTCTTCTAGTTGATCGTGCATTAGTTTTTCTAAATTCTTAGCTGCCATTTCAGCAGGTTGTATTTGAGGTTCGCCTGCATTAGCTGGCCCCTCTTCAAAACCTACACTTTCATATTCTTGTGCTAAATTTTTCATTAGCATATCAGCTGTAGCACCAGGTGGTATCTCTCTACCATCACCTTTAAATCCATATGGATCTTGAGGTTGTTGAGGTGCTTGAGGTTGTTTAGGTTTTAGATGTGCATATTCTGCCATCTCTTCTGGTACTTGTGTAGGATTAATTCCTAATGGAAATTTACCACTAGAAAATAGTACCTCAATAATTTGACCAAATGCAGCAAGAACTTTAGTCTTTGTTACTTTAACAAAAACTCTAGACTTCTCATTTGATCTAAAAACCATTTCTGGGCCATATAACCCTCTATAGTTTCTATAAGCCTGTAACCATCTTTTCTCATCATATAATCTAGAGTTCTCTGATTGATAGAACTTTTCTCTTATATGACCTACAATAGGTTTAGACTCACTGACTTCCTCAGCTGGTTTATGTTCTTCTTCGTGCATCTAAATTAGTAATCTCTTTCTTCAGCCATTCTAAAGATCGCTGGGTCTACTTTTGATTTTGACTTACCTTTAGCATCATTACCATCACCACTTGTAGCTCCTTGTTTTACTTTAGAATTAGGATCTATTGCCATTGGCTCTTTAGGTGCTTTTGCTGTATCAGGTGCAAGCTCTCCATGCATATATCTTTTCATCATAGTTGTTGTCCTCCAATTAATATAGTTTATTATTTTTATTTAAATTTAATAAATCAGTTTGTCCGTAATTTTTATTCTTACCAAAATTAATATTATTAACTTTAAATTCTTGTATAGTGTATTTTTGCTGAGATGCTTTTTCTAATTCTGTATTTTTTTTAGTATTAGCACCTGCATAAACTTCAGGTATAGTATTTCTATTTGAACCTAGTCCGTTGTTCATTAGTAATCCTTTTCATCAGCCATTCTAAATACAGCATCATCTACATGCTTAGAACCTGCTTCACTTTGTACAGTTACATCATACTCAAAGGGTTCTTGTTTTCTATGCGTGTGTTTAGAAAAATCAATATTAGTATGTTCCCTGTTTGGGTTTTTCCCATCAGGTGCATCACTAAACTGACCTTGCTTAACTTTAGCTTTTGGGTCAAATGTATTCATATTGTTCTCCTGTTATATTTTTATTTTTTTAATTTTAATTATATTCTTAGTAGGTATCACTGTGTGACCCCCACCTTGTTTAATCGTTCCATTATCTTCAAATATAAAATCAGCCATAATAACAGTTGTGTTACTATTCTGTTCTACTAGCCAGCCAAAGCTACAGCATGTAGCTGTCTTAGCTTTTTTTATATCTGGTATGTCAGACCATTCACATGATCCAACAATATCTTCCCAATAAGCTACTACTAGATCATAAGGAAAATTTTTTTTATTTATCTCTGGAACTTTTCTACTTAGTGGCACTTATAACTTTTCCTTTATTAAGTCCATGTTTTATAGTGTATCCCTGTGTACCATTTGCACCAATGTCTACTTCTTTCTTTAAAGTTTTAGAAAGATCAATTTGTTTAATCTTTCTGTTAGTAGCATTTATATACTGCAGTACTTGTCGTGTAATTCTATTCATATCAATATCCAAATTTATTATCTGCTACTTCAAATGTATTTTGTAAAGAAGCACCAAATCTATCTGCAAACTTAGGATGTGTAGGTCTACTCATACATCCATATCTTAATGCGTCATATGCGTGATCTTCTGCATGTGTATCTACATCTTCAGGATTTTTATCATCAACTGGTAATGTTCCTAAAGTTCTAATTAAGTTTCTACAATTAGCAAATATTCTTATACCTGGTTCGTCATCAACTACTTTAAATCTTTTGTGTATTTCTAACTTACCATTAATTCTACTCTTAGGTGATCTATCAGACGGCCTCCAGCGGCATCCCTGCTGTATCATTGTCTCTGCAATGCTTGGGCCCACATCACCTCTCTTTGCCCATGTACTAGCGTCTAAGACCCCGTAATGGATATATTCTCCCTGCTCTAGGTTTATAACTTGTCTTGCGAAATGATCGGCTGTAACTTTCTTAGTATATAGTTCTCTATAAATCCATATATTGTTATTGTAATCAATAGCGAACCATAGAACACAAGCAGGAGAAGAATAACCCCAGTCAGCAGCACGAAACTTATACCATCCTGAAGGTATCTCAAAAGGTTCCACAACATGGAGTCTTTTGTCAAATTCTGGAAAAGCTGAGTTTTCATATGCATCCCAATCTCCATCTAGAAACTGTTTACGTTGTGATTCAGGTAAAGATGCAAGCATGATATAATAATCATCCGTCTGCATCAGATAAGGATTATCTTGTAACTTAGCTGGTATGAACCTTCTAGTTATATACTTCTTACCATTAGGCGTATCGACCCCTACATCGAAAGCTGTATTTGGTTCTGCAGGATCTACAAACATTTCTCGTACCCATTGTGAACCAACGTTACCAGGATTACCTGTTGCCCTCAAGTATACAGGTATATCTTTATCTACTGATCTTAAAGAAGATCTGAGAAAATTATATATATCTGGCGAAGGATATTGTGGAAGTTCGTCTATTCCTATCCATGTGTAAGATTGACCTTGGTATCTGAGTACGTCTGTCATGTTCTCTGCGTAACCAAACTCTATCTTTGCCCCTGATGGGAATCGCCACTCTTTTTCTTGTTCTCTCCATTTTGCATTAGGAAATGCCTTTGAGTATAATAGCTGAGACTTTTGAATTAAGTCTCTCAACTCAGGCATAGTCCTCCTCACTAGGAGTGCCCTGTGATTAGCATAAGAGCAATAACGAAGCGGATCCACTAGCATCGCATATGATTTACCACCGCCTCTTGCTCCACCATAAAATACTTCTCTTTCGGAAGCTGCAAGAAATTGTGTCTGTGGGCCACTGTTAGGCTTAAAGATTACATCTTGCTGGTTGATATGCTCTTGTACATTCTTAGGAGCACTCTCGATTATATCCTCAGTAAGTAGTTGTGTCTCTTTTCCTGTTAATGCTTTATCAATAGTTAACAGTTTCTTTTTGACATTTTCTGCCTCACGTTTGGCAGAACGTAGAGATTGCTCTCTCTTTGCAACTTTTTTACGAGTGCGAGCTAGTATCTGTGTTACTGACTTCTTGGCTTTCTGTCGAATTACTTTCTTGGGTTTCGGTGGTGTTATTTCGTTCAAGTCTTTTTTTGAGTCCGACATGTGATATGTATCTTCCTGTTTTTCTATGTAGCCAAGATGCTGTTTCTCTTAATGAACAAGTCTTTGAATATTCCTTTGCTTGATTAAGAGCATCTAATTCTTCTTTGATTGGTTCTAAATATTGTGGATCTTCCGATTGTTTAAAACCAAATGGGATTGTTTTAGCCCTCTTTTTTAT